AAGGCGAAGATCTTGACGTGCTCGGATTTGAACAGCATGAACTTGATGAACTATTGGAGGATCTAGACGCTGATCCATTTGGCGACGGTGAGCCAGTAGAAGCCATCGAGCCGCCGCCCGTAGAATCGGACCTAGATTTCAGATTGTTAAAGGGCAACTGCCTCGACATGCTGAAAACACTTGAAAAAAATTCAATTGACGCAATTATTACAGATCCACCTTATGAGTTAGGTTTCATGGGAAAATCATGGGACAGCAGCGGGATCGCCTATTCTGTCGAACTGTGGGCGGAGTGTCTGCGCGTGTTGAAGCCCGGCGGGCATCTTGTCGCATTCTCAGGATCTCGCACTGTATTTCCGATGGGCGTGGCTATTGCTGAGGCTGGATTTGAAGTTCGAGATATGATCAGTTGGATATACACAAGTGGATTTCCTAAGAGTTTGGATATATCAAAGGCAATCGATCAAAAGTTGGGAGTTTCTGATCAGCGTGTCAAAATAGGCGAAAAAACAGCGGGGATCGGCACTGGGCAATCTTATGGGAAGATCGTTGGTGAGCGCACAAAGATCGATACAAATAGAGTTGATATAACAGCACCCGCAAGCCCACAAGCGCAACAATGGCAAGGCTGGGGCACTGCACTCAAGCCCGCACAAGAGCCGGCAGTGCTTGCAAGAAAGCCGATCGATTCTGACTGCTCAAGTATTGCAGAGAATGTCTTGAAATGGGGTACAGGTGGGATTAATATAGATGCGGGGCGTTTTGCTTATGGGGATGATTGTCATTTTGGGGATCTCTCGACACCTGAAAACTTTGATAAAGTTATGAAGCAACAAGCACACTCGATCGATACTGTTGGAAATGGATTTGGAGTGTCGGGACTTGTTGGAAAAGAAATACAATACATGAAGCCAAACGGGCGCTGGCCTGCAAACGTCTATCAATGCAAAAAGCCAGCACGATCCGAGAAAGAGGCAGGGCTGGATCATTTGACAGGCAAGACAGGCGCAGAGGCTACACAACGCAAAGAGGGATCGGACGGCCTGAACTCACCAAGAGCGGGCGCAGGTCGTACGGCTGAACATGTCAAGAACTTTCACCCAACAGTCAAGCCGATTAAACTTATGCGCTGGCTCTGTCGCTTGCTGACTCCACAAGGGGGAACAGTGCTTGATCCATTTCTAGGCAGTGGCACAACGGCAGTGAGTGCAATCCTTGAAGGCTTTAATGCTGTAGGCTGTGAAATGACAGAGGATTATTATCCAATCATTCAAGGGCGTGTAAACTGGGCAAAGGCAGAATACAACAAGGGGATCATAGATGGGCAGAAAGAGCAAACTGACTGACAAAGCACGGCGGGAAATACTACAAGTGATCTCTGTGGGCGGATCTAAGTCGTTAGCGTGTAAACATGCGGGCATAACTTTAGTTACACTTATGAACTGGATCAGACGAGGGGAGCAAGCAAATAAAGGGCTGTATCATGATTTTGTTTGTGAATTTCGACAGGCTGAAGCGAGACCGGACATAATGGCGATGGGGATCGTGCATCGAGCTGTTAAAGATGGAGATGTACGCGCTGCTCAATGGTGGCTCGAAAAGAAAACAGGCTGGGGACAGAAAGACGAGCCACAAGTTCAGATCGCAATCACGCCGGAAAATATGAGCGTCACACAACTGTTAGCAGAAGCAGAGCAAGTCAGCCAGAACATGGCACAACTAGCGCCCCCTATTATTGATCTAGATGAGGAATAGGGATCGCGTATAAAAATAAATTGCTCAAAGGTGCATAAATATGTTGACAGTATAGAAATATGTTGATAATATAAGAGTACACAACAACAACGGAGCACAAAATGTTAAAAATCACAGAACAACAAATGAAACTTGCAGCAGTATTTCAAGGCTTGATTCTTCCTATGAACTTTGAAAATACAGACCTTGAAGAAATCAGCGACATTGCTTACGCTCACAGCCACACAGAGCCAGAACTTCACAAGAATTGGGCTGAGTTAATGAATGCTTATACATGGCTTAACAAGTTCCCATTTGAGAACTGGAACAAATGGATTGCAGATGATAAGTTTGGATTCTTCAAAGATAATATGCACAAATCAATACAAACTTTCAAAAAGAACGGCTTAATCAGATAATCAATCAACAACGGGGCGGCTACGGCTGCCCATTCACAACAACGGAGCAAACAATGTCTATAGACAGATGGCAACACGCCGGACTCAAATATACAGTAATCGACAAAGACGACGATACAATAACAATACACAACGGAGCAAACATGACACAAGAACGACAAGAGATCAAAGACTGGGGGCGCACTGTCGCCCGTCTACGTAGGGAGGGATCGTTTGCTGACCTGCTACACGCTGAAATCAAAGTATCTGATCTGACAGTGAAAGAGATTGCAGCTGCTTGCAACACCAGCAGCGCATCAATCAACAAATGGAAAGGCGGAGACGTTTATCCAGCGGCTCACTATTTGTATCGCCTCTCTAAGTGCCTACACCCTGTAGAGGATGTATCTAGCGCTTACATGCTATATACAATGAAGATCAACGCAGAGAGAGCATAAGGGGGCGACATGTCAATGGAAAACAAAATCAGAGAAATAAGCAACGAGCACCGCACTGTAGAAGAAGTAATCAGCGCACTAGATAGCAATCTAGAAAAAATCTATTTTATTGATATTCAAATTGATTTGAATCGTACTAATCAAGCGATCGTGTCTTTACTCGGTAATTCAAAACTTGCAATTGGTATTCAAGAAACAATTGATCTTCTTATTGAGCGAAAGAAAGAGATCAACGCAGAGAGAGCATAAGGAGGCAACATGTCAAGATTTATCAGATTTAATTACACGTCAGATTTATTAACTTCCACAGTGCTGGTTAATATTGAAATGATTCAAACTGTTGATCTCATTGAAAATCAAGTTTATGTCAAAGTCGCGGGCGTAAAGTTTGCCTATCCAGTAGATCGAACATTTGAAGAAGTAATGACCTTGATCCATAAGTCAAACGGTACGATAACAGCACATACGAAAGCGCAAAGAGGATACAAACCCGATCCCGCAATTGTTCAACTGTTCGAGGACTTGCTAAATATATATGGGAGACATGTAGACATTACACACGCTTTAAGAGCAAGATTTGAAGGCTATGAAAAATTGCGTGTTCATTCATTGACAGAACGATTAAAAAGACTGCAAACAAATCATGAAAAGTGGGAATTGGTCGCCAGTAGAAATCGACTTGTTAAAAACCTTAGGACTTTATTAAATGAAATAGTGGAGCATTAAAATGATTATCGTACGCAACACAGCTGAGAAAAGAGTATTGATCAACATTGGCAAGATCTCACATATTGAAGAGTTCACAGGCAAACTCTTAATCTTTTTGGAGGGTGGAGAGGTTGTTTGCTCTTCTGAAACTTGGGAGGAGGTCATTATGAAGATCAAGAGCATCGGGGCGGGGCAATGATTAAAGTTAAGACAAAGAGCGGCAATGTATTTCTCAATGTGCTGAATATTGTAAGCGTCGAGATGCGCGAAAATGGAGACGTACAGATCTGGTGTACACATCAGGGACACACAGAGACAACAGAAGAATTTGACGTTGTTGTAAAGAAGATCGAGAAGAAATTCGAGTATGTGGTGGAGGCTCTTCAATGTGTTAGAATACATCATCATACAAGGTTGATATACCCATGTGGATCTGTTGCTGAATATATTCAGGGAACCATGATCGATCTTCGGTGATGTTTAGAATGAAAGTTGTTGGAGAGGGCTGGCTAACTGCTGGCTCTCTTTTTATGTCAACACTCGATCTATTCTGATATATTGGGCGCATGAACAAACAACACCTGATCAAGTATCTCCAAGTATCGAACAAACTAGAAACGATCGCGCGGGAGTATCCTCTTGCTGTGGCTCGTTTGTGGATTCCTCATTGCCACAGATGGGATGGAAAAAGCAGCCAGTCAGCTAGAGAGAGGGGTTGCGGGCGTCCGATGCAGTTTGTTGGTAATGGGCTTTACACCTGCGCACATTGCAATATCACAGAGCGGCGAACGTCTCAAAGAGAAGGCATTGTGCACGCTCTCCGGCATTCTGAAGCGTTTCTATTGAGTGGGGGTAACAGAAGCGGCAAGACTGAAAGCGGCGCGGGGATGTTGCCCGTTGCTTTTGCAGCTGGCTCTAATGAGTGGTGGGTGAGAGAGTGGGCCGCACTCAATCAAATCCCGATCGACTTGCTGCCAAAAGAACCAAGTGAAGTTTGGGTTTCTGCGCTGTCGTATGGGGATGCACTCACATATTTAAGACCAAAGATCGAGAAGTATTGCCCTATTGGGACCAAGTTTGTCAGATGGAAGGCACAGGATCGAGCGCATGCACTGCTTCCAAACGGCGGCAAGATCATGTCAATGTCTGCAGAGTCTGGCCGCGAGAAGTTCCAAGGGGGCGCGGTGTCGCTTGTCGTACTCGATGAGGAGCATCAGAAGCCAATCTTTGACGAGTGTATGTTGCGTTGTATCGACTTCAAAGGAAAAGTGATCTGTACAATGACGCCTCTCAAGGGGATCACATGGGTGCATGATGTATTCATCGAGAACCCACAGACTGGATACGGCAGCTACACGATCAGCGGGCTAGATAATCCATACGTATCAAGCGTCAAAATGCGCAAGGCTATTGCACACATGAGCGAAGCCAGCCAGCGATCTAGATTGTTTGGAGAGTTCACAAACCAGCAAGGGATCGTCTATCCTGAGTTTGATCGTAATGTGCACATTGTAGAGTCATTTGAACCGCCTGCACATTGGCCACGAGACAGGGCGATCGACTTTGGAGTACGCAATCCTTTTG